AGCCAATAGCGACTATTCCGATTACATGCGCATGCAGCTCCATGCTGTCGCGGCAGGTGTGGGGCTCACCTACGAGCTTCTCACCGGCGACCTGAGCCAGGTGAACTATTCCTCGATTCGCGCGGGGCTCATCGAGTTCCGCCGCCGGATGGAGGCACTGCAGTGGCAGCTGATCGTTCCGGGTCTCTGCCAGCCGGTGTGGTCGCGCTTCGTTGAACTGGCACAGGCCGCGGGACAACTGCCTGAGGGCGAGATCACGTCCGAATGGACAGCGCCCCGATTTGAGGCCGTCGATCCGTTGAAGGACATCCAGGCGGACGTCCTGGCTGTCCGCGCCGGCGTGATGACGCTGAAGGAAGCAATCGCCCGGCAGGGCTACGATCCGGCTCAGGTGCTGGCCGAGATCGCCGCGACCAATGCCGAACTCGATGCGGCGGGGATCACGCTCGACACCGACCCGCGGCGCTCGACCAAGACCGGTCAGGAGAAGACGGTTCCCGGTGATGGTGGCGACCCGAACGCGTGAGCTATGCGAGCGGCTTCAGACGCTCGTCAGACTGGAAGTCCGCAAGTTTGAACTCCAGGCCGAGTGCTGGAAACTCGCGAATGGCCTGCGCGCCCTTTGCACCGATGCGGATCCGCCAGGTATTGCGCTGGGTTGGCGCAGGTGCCGCGAAGACGCTGCAGGTAAGTACGGCCAAATTGGTGCCCTGCGCTGGGTCCCGTACCGAGCGATAGCGGATGATCTTGGCTCCGGCCTCCCGGGCTGCATCTGCAAGGGCCTGGCAAGCAGAGTAGTCGGTGAGGTGACACCAGAGCACTTCGTTCCGGTCGAGGGGCGGCCGGGTGAGATCGAGTGCGGCATCGGTGGCAAGCTCGACGGCGAAGGCGCTGTACTCGGCAGCGTCCGAGGGCCATGGCGTATCGGGAGATTCGGCGTGGAACAGAAATCGGTAGAAGACGATTTCCGCAGCGGCGGTTTCTTCCCGTTCGGCGGCATAGAATACGCCTGGTGTGAAGCCGCTGCGCCGGAAGCGAGAGCCTGAGGGATAGAAGGCACGGTAGCGAAAGGGCGTCGCGAGGAGATAGTCCAGCCCTTGGCATTCGGTCGGAATGGCAGGCTTCGTCTCCTCGACGATCTGTTCGAGGAGTTCCTGTTCGGCCAGGTCGTCGACAAGCTTAAGGGTCGATACCTTGTGCTGGGCCTCGACGAAGCGCCAGGCACGGCCCTGATGCTCGTTAAGTTCAGACGCGAGCGCGGCGGGCGTCCAGATAGCTGATGACATCCACGAGCCCTGAAACGGAGTTGATCCTGTTGAGCGGCGTATCGCCCAGCGCGATGTTGCGGCTGGTCATCCAGCCCCGCACGGTGGCGGGGTCGCCGCCGGCAATGGCATCGAGAGAGCGGAAGGCCCGCACGACCAGCACGGCGAGCTCATAGGGCTTCGAGCCCTCGTCGAGCGCGTAGGTTCCGCCCTTCATGCGCGAAACGGTGGGTTCGCTGACGCCGATGACCCGGCCAAGTGTGCGGGCATTGAGGCCGAGATGTTCGGCGGCCTTGACCACCGCCTTGGTGACGACCGTTCCCCGCGCTGGAGCGGGGGCCTGAACTGCGTGGTTCCGGGGCATAAGAACTCCCTTTCCTTGGAACATATATCACCCATTTCTTTCAATTGAAAGATCCTTCTGAAAGTGAGGTTCCATGTCGATTCTGCCTGCAGAACAGGTTTCCCAAGGGGAGCCGGCAAGCCTGGATCTCCCGCTCCAGACCCGCATGGATGTGCGGCTCATGCCGGACACCGCGGTGGCGGAGACGAGGACCATCGAGGTCCTCTGGTCGACCGGGGCCTCCGTCCGGCGCCGCGACCCATGGTCGGGGCGGGGCTATGAGGAAGTGCTCTCGCTTGATCCCGCCCATGTCGATCTCACCCGCCTCAATGGCGGAGCACCGCTGCTCAATGCCCATGGCGCCTTCGACCTCGAGGACGTGATCGGAGTTGTCGAGCGGGCCTGGATCGCGCGTGAAGCGGGATCCTATGTGGGGCGCGCCACGGTGCGCTTCAGCGACCGGGCGGATGTCGAGCCGATCTGGCAGGACGTCAAGGGCGGCATCATCCGCAATGTTTCGGTTGGCTATGCCGTCCGCGCTTACGAAATCCGGGAGGAAGAGGGCTCGATCCCGGTCTGGACCGCTGTCGACTGGCAGCCACTCGAGCTCTCCGCCGTCCCCGTCGGTGCCGATGGCGCCGCGGGTTTCCGGTCCCAGCCCACCCCCACGACGTGCCGCCTGTTGCGTCAGGCACCCTCCTCCAATCCAACGGACAAGGATAGACCCATGACTGATGTGCCCCCGACCCCTGTCGAAGCCGAGCGTCCTGAGTTGCAGGCTGAACCTGCTCCGGCCCCGGCTGCTCCGGAACCGATCGTGCGTGAGGTGCAGGCTGCTCTCGAACCTGTCGCTCGCGCGGTACCGCAGGAGCCCTCGATCCGGCCTGAGCAGATCCTCGCCCAGGAGCGTTCGCGCATCTCCGGCATCTACGAGGCAGCCCGCAAGCTCCATGTTGACCAGGCTGTTGCCGATGACCTCGTGAAGCGCGGCACCAGCCTCGCCGAGGCACGTGGCTTCCTCATCGACGCCGCTGCCGCCAAGGACGCAGCCATCGAAACCCGGCCACATGTCCGTGCCGGTGATCTCGACGCCTCCGAAACCCGCCGCTCCGCTGTCGAAGCCGCACTTCTCCACCGCTTCGAGCCGGGCAAGTTCCGCCTCAACGATGCGGCGCGCGAATGGCGGGGTCTCAGCCTCATCGAAATGGCCCGCAGCTTCCTGGAAGCGGAAGGCACCCGGGTCAAGGGACTGGGTCGTGACGAGATAGCCACCCGCGCGCTCCACACCGGCTCCGACTTCCCGCAGATTCTCGCGGGCGTCACCAACCGGACGCTCCGAGACGCCTATGAGGCCGCACCCCGCACCTATCAGGCGATTGCCCGGCGCGCGACGGTTGCCGATTTCAAGTCGGTGCAGCGCCTGCAGCTCGGCGAAGCCCCGCAGCTCGAGAAGGTCAATGAGGCCGGCGAGTTCAAGCGCGGCAGCATCGGGGAAGCCAAGGAAACCTACCGTGTCGAGACCTACGGCAAGGTGGTGGGCATCACCCGCCAGGTACTGATCAATGACGACCTCGACGCGTTCACCCGCGTGCCCTCGCTCTTCGGCACGGCCGCGGCCACGCTGGAATCGGATGTGGTGTGGAGCATCTTCACTGCGAACCTCGCGATGGCGGACGGCAAGGCCCTCTTTCATGCCGGTCACAGCAACCTTACCGGCACTGGCACCGCTCTCGATGTCGCGAACCTCGCCAAGGCGCGGACCGCCATGTCGAAGCAGACCGGCCTCGACGGCAAGACGGTGCTCAACATCCGCCCCACCTTCCTGGTGGTGCCCACCTCGCTCGAACTCGCGGCCGAGCAGCTGCTGGCCCAGAACATTGTGCCGACCAGGGCCGGCGATGTGGTGCCCGCCACCATGCGGAGCCTGATGGTTGTTTCCGAGCCGCGGCTCGATCCGGCTTCGGGCGCAGTGCCCTGGTACCTCGTGGCAAGCCCCACCGCCATCGACACCATCGAGTACGCCTTCCTTGAGGGTCAGGACGGCGTCTTCATCGAAACCCGCATGGGCTTCGACGTCGACGGCGTGGAGATCAAGGCCCGCCTCGACTTCGGCGCCAAGGCCATCGACTGGCGCGGACTCTACAAGAACCCGGGCGTGGCGCTCTCGTAAATACCGCTTCCTCCAGGATCTCAGCTCAGGGCGGCCAGCGTGCCGCTTTTTCCTTGAAAGGAAATTTCGCATGAAGAACTTCATCCAGCCCGGCAACACCATCACGCTTGCCGCCCCTGCAGCCGTCACTTCCGGTTCCGGTGTGCTTGTCGGCGCCATCTTCGGCATCGCCGCACATGACGCCGCGTCGGGCGATCCTCTCGAAACCGTCACTGACGGTGTGTTCGACCTGAACAAGATCGGCTCGCAGGCGTGGGCCGTGGGCGACAAGGTCTACTGGGACAACACCAACAAGCGCGCCACCAAGATCGCCACTGACAATACGCTGATCGGCGTGGCTCTTGGCGCCGTAGGCAGTGGTGCGGATGAACTCACGGGTCGCGTCAGACTCAATGGGAGCTTCTAGTTTCCGAAAGAGCGCGCATCTGCTCTGTGCTGTCAGACAGATGCTTCTAACCCGATCCAACCGCGCGGAGCTTGTATCTCCCAGAACCCGGCGGTCCGATCTCCCTGCCGCTGGCGGCATGCAGCGCAACGACAACGAGGGACAACTGCAATCAGAGATATCAGACGACTACCAACTAGGGTCACGCCCCTCGCTCCCGGTATCGATATCGAGCGGTATCTTCTCAGCAGAAACCTTGCCAAGCATAACGTAGGTGTGTTCCTGAGCTACGCCGTATGCGATCGACGCGTCAGCGAAGCCACGACCGCATGCCTTCAGGAGACAGCCAATGCCTCTGACGAGGCGCAATCC